TTAATCAGCATGAATGATACCATCTTCTGCAAGCAAATTGCGGGCAAGCAAGAGACGGGAATACATCATGCTGCACCAAAGGGAGTGAAAGCGAGGATTAGACAGATTGTTTTCTGCAAACAATCTGTTTTGTTCTTCATCAATTGCTCCAGAAAGCTCATCATACTCATCACGGCTCATCGTATAATCGTCTGGATATACGAAACGGTCGCTACCTGTGTTATAAGGCGGGTCAATAAATATCATCTTGACCCTGCCGAGGTAGCTTTCTTGCAGAAGTTTCAGAACCTCCAGGTTGTCGCCCTCAATGTAGAGGTTCTCCGTGGTATCCCAATTCACACTTTCTTCCTTGCAAGGACGCAGGGTCTTGCGGATAGGCTTGTTGGCTTCCACGATAGCAGCCTTTTTGCCAACCCAGGTAAATTCGTAGGCTTCGTCACCCTCCAGCACATCACCGGAAAGCATCTGACGGAGCAGGTCGAAGTTGCAAGGTCATAGAAAGTACGACAAAATCCGGTCTTGCCGATACTTTACCGATGCCTTTCACAGTAATCGTTCTGGCCATATCTATACCTCCGTTTTGGGAATTTTACATTTTTCCATAGTACCATTCTATCATCCTATATGTCCTAAAAAACGGACTTAATCCTTGATGGTCTCCAAAATATCCTCGATGGTACAATCCAAGGCTTCACAGATACGCAGCAGAACATCAGTCTGGATATTATCGCCTCTGCCTAATTTGGCAACGGAGGCGGAACTGATTCCTGCGACTTCCATCAAATCTTTTCGTTTCATATTCTTATCAATCAACATTTTCCAAAGTTTGTTATAGCTGATTTTCATGTCAATCCTCCTTAAAAAGCGTCAAACCAATCGTCGGAAGAAGGTTTGCTGTTGATGGCTTTATCAAGCCAATCGGTAAATTTACGCATTTCGTTATATTCTTTCTTGAGAGAGAAATCATCCGACTCCATAAACACTATCAGTTCTTGAAATCTGTCCGGGCGTTTCAGAAGTTCAGAAATTTCAACTTCCCAGGAAACGCCTTCGAGGTCGGGTTCACCGTTTTCGTATATGTACTCGTCATCAACATCATCCAGTTCCATCGTTTCAGAGAAATAACGGATTTCACCATCCGCAAGCACACGCTCCTTCAATATAGAAACCCATTCTTTTCGGTTACAATAATCAATGACATCTGGCCATTTCACATTGTATAACTCCCCATTGTGTCGGTGTAGGGTTTCGTTCACGATGAAGTTATAGAGATAGGATTCAGGGTCATTCTCGTAGAATTCTCCAGGTTCGCCCTCCTGTGCAAATATCGTAGGATACATTTCTTCAAGGAAGCTCCAATATCCGTTGTTTGCATCGCATCTTGCCCACAAATCATTCAAGTACGGCAAGAAGATATAACGGTCAATGCGATCTGGAATCATATCGTAAAGCATATCGAAGGTTCTGTCGCCTTGCATACGGGTTCGTTGATGCTCAAAGAAATCACCTATACGCTCCAGTTGGTCATCCATCTGGTTGGAGAAGAACACGGCACTGAAATACTCTTGGAAAGAACGATGGATGAAGTAGTATTTTTCGCCTTCCTTATACATAATGCAGAGGTTGTCCGTCAAGTCCAACAGGAAATCACGAGCCGTAGCTGTCGTCTGCATTCTTTGATGTGCGAGAACTTTATTCATGTATCCGGTGAAAATTTGAGCCGTAAATTCTAAAACCTCTGCACGATAGGTTCTTGCACAGAACTCTGCAAAATAAACAGCAAAATCCTCCGGAGACAGCTTTGTATACATAGGGCGTACATAGGCACCTTTCGATGCATCATGTAGTCGCGCCATTGTCTCATAGGCTTTAGAGTAGAAAACATGGCGTTTGGCAGGAACTTCGCCATAGGAGGTGTATGTCATCAGCATGATGGTAAGTAGCAAAGGAATGCTTGCAAATTGCTGATGCGAACGATACAGCTTTTTATCCAGATCAATTCTGAATTTTTCTTTGACCTCCATATCGTGGTAGTCCAGTTTATCAATCAATTCTAACGCTTTTTCTTTGCTGAACGGTTCAATTTCTAATACCTGAAACGCTCCGAATTGAATGAATGTGCTTGTCGGTCTTGATGAAACCACGAGGTAATTATTGTGATAGGCTTTTTTGAAGTTTACAAGTGCATTATCAAACGTGCTTTTGGCTGTTGACGGAACTTCATCCCAGCCGTCCAAAAGAATCAGACACTTGCCGCTATTAAGAACCACTTCAAAATCATCAGCATCAATCTCACGGTCAAACTCAAGGACAGACTTAAAGACGAAATCTTCCAAGCGCTTATCATCTCCCGTGAAATTCTTTAATGGTACAAATATCGGAAGAATGCCACGCTCTTCATAATGCTCCGCAAAGTATAGGAATAAATGGCGCATCATCATTGATTTGCCAATACCACCAGTTCCTTTGATAATAAGGTTATTGAAAGGATTTCCTATTAGCTCTGTAATCGGAGTCTTTAATCGTTCCATATTACTTCCTGCTCCGACATATTTTGCCTTTACGTCATTTGGAACATAGAAATCCCTAAAATTGCGAGGTGCTTCCGAATATAGCAAAGTTTTCACTGTCGAATAGAAGTCTGTTGCTTTCTTTAGATAGTTTCCGAATACTTCGTCTATAGCTTCATCCTCAAGAAGAACCCTATCCATGAGATAGATATCGCCATTGAGAAGGTTTGCTAAATCAGGAGCCACACCATCTGCACCCAAAATAACAGGAACTTTATCAGACGGATAAGTGACGGATGCTTCTTCTTCATCACCATCGGCATCGATGGATTGACTGTATGGTAAGTCAAATGCCACATTTATTTCTGAAGAACGAGGTATTCCGATATTGCAATTAACCTCGCGTCCGGCACGAGCTTCTCCTTTAGGTCCCAGCAAATATTCTATAGTGGCTTTGCACTCATTATTTTCATTATCAGTAACATTACAAACAATGTAATGCCACACACCGAGGATGAACGAACTGATGCAATATTGCTCCTCGTTCAAAATATCATCTTTGCATACCGCTGCACCATCAGGACGGATATAGAATTCCTGTGTTCCGGGAATGTCATCCATATCAATTAAATCGAGCAATGATGCAACCAGACGCTTTCCGTGGGTTGGTACATCGACAGCATATTTAACGAAGTTATCAAAGGCTGCAGCCATCTCTTGATAATTACTTCTTACTCTGCGGTCAAATTGACGGATGGTTTCATCGTATGTCAAACAAACAGAAGGAGTGTCTGATTCACGGCAATTCTTATATTCTGTTGTAAAAGTATTGAAAGTGCGTCCTTCGGTAGGTCTGATAAAATCCGGAACGGTTAGCTTCAGTAGCCTTTCAAAAACATCTGGATTATTTCTACCGTCACCTTTTCTGCCGTTACTACGAGTTGTCTGTCTTTTTCCTTTTGCGTCCAACAACAGCACAAGGAAGGTGCCGCCGCAGAGACGCTTTTTACTTTGATTGGCCATTGTTTTTCTCCTTTTTCTATAAAAATGTCACTGCTGACGCTATTGACACTATTGACCGTGGCTGTCTGTTGCGTGACCGAACATTGTCCTTATGATTAGTCTCAGAGGGTAACTCCTCTGGGACTTTTTTCTTGCATCCGCAGGTTTCGACTGCAAATGCGATATAGCTACCATATATTATAACACAAATTTCTGCAAAATTCCAGAAGTTTAAGCGAGCGTTTGCAAATTTTTTATGTCGAAACTCCAAATTTTCGTTTAGCGTGTCTAATCGTTGCACATATTGATGCAAATCCAAAGGGGCTGAAAGATGTAAGTAGAAAGGAAAATCGTTATTAAAGGTAGGCAGCAGACCTAAACGGCTGTGAAAAATAAATATCGATTGTCTGAGTGCGCAATTAGGCAAGGGATACACATACCACTTTCGGAACGGCTCCTACGGGAGTCTTGGAAGGTGGCACATGGGTAGCCTTACTTTGTTGCGCTCTTTTTTCGGACAAGGTGCCCTGGTGTAGCTGTGTAGACCTGTCTTTCCGCTCAGACGGAAAGGACAATCTATGAAAATCAAAATCCGCTACAACAACGAGTTCCAAAAGCTGGAGGTCGACCGTGATGAGATGTGGGTATCCCTCTCACTCGGTAGCACTGAGGGACTGACTGACTCCGAAATGGAAAAACGCATCCAGGACAAGTTTGATGAGATGTTCAACCGTCCGGAGTATAACAACTGGCATCGCCATGACCGCCACACTGACCCCACAGCCGCCCCGAAACGCTTGGATGGAAAAAAGGGTCGTGTTGGCGATTATGAAGAGCCAACCGAAAGCCACATGGACTTATTCCCGGACTGCTCTGAAGAAGAACGCCGCAACACGCAGTATGAATACGAGGCCGTCTGTGCCTTGATTCGCAAGCATCTGAAAGCAGAACAGGCCGAGCTGCTTATACAGATACATATTAATAAGGTACCGAAGCAGGAATACGCAGCCAAGTTAGGCATCAGTCCAAGTGCTGTCTCCCATCGTCTTGAAACCGCCGAAAAAAATTTCAAAAAAATATTTCCGACATCCTCAAGTTTTCGCCTCTCTCGTGGCTAACAAGTAGAGGGTATATTCAAAAGCCCCTCGGAAAGGAGCCACGACAAATGAAGCATAATTTGAAAATCAGTGTTTCAAAGAAGCCAAAGGCAGACGGCATTGTAGCTTGCCGTACCATCGGTGTGAGGGAGAGATTCCTGCGTTTCCTCTTCGGTTCAAAACAGAAAATCACAATCCTCGTTCCCGGTGACACAGTGGAGGAAATCGCCATCTGCGAGTTTAAGGAAGGAGGAATCGAAAATGAGCCGTGTTAAGTTGATGCTCGATGTGATTGATGATGTGTGCAATGTAGCGGAAAGTCTTCAGCACCTTGCAGAAAGCCTGAAAGTTTTGGTAAAAACCATCGGTCCCGATGAACAGCCGAAGCTGACTGCCGCAGAACCCAAGGCAAAGGCAACTCCTGCACCCAAGGTAATCGAAGCACCCTCTGAAAAGCAACCGACCATTGCAGAGGTTCGTGCGGTGCTGACTGCGAAGTCCAGATCCGGCAAGACTGCCCAGGTAAAGGAACTGCTCATCAAGCATGGTGCAGACAAGCTGTCGGATATTGACCCCAAGGAGTACAAGTCCTTGATGGAAGAAGCGGAGGTGCTGTAATGGGAAGACACGCATTGCTTTCCGCCTCTTCAGCGGACAGATGGTTACATTGTCCACCTTCGGCTCGTCTGTGCGAAGGATATGAGGACAAAGGCAGTGATTACGCTGCTGAAGGTACTGATGCACATACATTATGCGAGAGCCGTTTGAAATCGGCTCTTGGCATGGCAACGAAAGACCCTGTGGAAGACCTCTCTTGGTACAACGCCGAAATGGAGGACTGTGCAGCCGGATATGCCGAGTATGTGACCGAACTTCTGGAACAGGCCAAGCAGACCTGCTCTGACCCGATTGTTCTGATTGAACAGCGCGTTGATTTCAGCCGTTGGGTCAAGGAAGGGTTCGGCACGGCAGACTGCATCATTATCGCAGACGGCATGATGAACATTGTGGACTACAAGCACGGCAAAGGCGTGGAGGTGTCCGCAGAGGCAAATCCTCAAATGATGCTGTACGCACTCGGTGCCCTTGAGATTTTCGATGGCATCTACGATATCACTGAAGTCCGCATGACAATCTATCAGCCTCGTAAAAGTAACGTGAGTGTCTGTGTGATGTCCAAGGACAGCCTGCTTGAATGGGCGAACAATGACCTGGTGTATAAGGCAAAGCTGGCCTACGACGGCGAGGGAGAATTCCAATGTGGTGACTGGTGTCGTTTTTGCAAAGCAAAGTCCGAGTGCAGAAAAAGGGCTGCCGCCAATCTGGAAATTGCCAAGTATGAGTTCCAGGAGCCGCCCCTTTTAGAGGATGTCGAAATTGCAGAAATCCTCGGCAGAGTCGATGAACTGGCTGCATGGGCAGCAGATGTAAAGGAATACGCCCTGCGAAAAGCCATCAGTGGACAGGAATGGCCGGGATGGAAACTCTGCGAAGGTCGAAGTGTTAGACGCTACGTCAACGAAGATGCCGTAGCACAGGCTGTCAAGGATGCCGGGTATAACCCTTACGAAGAGAAACTTCTGGGCATCACTGCCATGACCGCCACCCTCGGTAAAAAGAAGTTTGCCGAGATTATCGAAAGCAGAGGCTTGATTGAAAAGCCTCAAGGAAAACCCGTATTGGTTCCTATGTCGGATAAGCGTCCGGCTATGAATACAGCAAAACAAGATTTTATTGAAGAATAAGGAGGACAACTATTATGTCAAACAAGATTTCTAACCCTATGAAGGTCATCACCGGTCCCAACACTCGCTGGTCTTATGCCAATGTGTGGGAAGCAAAATCCATCAACGGCGGCGCACCCAAGTACAGCGTAAGCCTCATCATCCCCAAGTCCGATACCGTAACCGTTAACAAGATTAAGGCTGCTATTGAGGCTGCCTACCAGGAAGGTCAAGGCAAGCTGAAGGGCAACGGCAAGTCCGTACCTCCTCTCAGCGTACTTAAGACTCCTCTCCGTGACGGAGATTTGGAACGTCCAGATGCTCCCGAATATGCAGGCTGCTACTTCGTGAACGCCAACAGTGCATCTGCTCCCGGCATCGTGGACGCAGACCGCCAGGAAATCATCGACCGTTCCGAAGTGTACAGCGGTGTGTATGGTCGCGCCAGCATCAACTTCTACGCCTTCAATTCCAACGGCAACAAGGGTATCGCCTGTGGTCTGAACAATCTCCAGAAGATTCGTGACGGTGAGCCTCTCGGCGGTAAGAGCCGTGCTGCGGATGACTTCGCAACGGATGAGGATGACGATTTCCTCGCATAAGCAGTAACCCACAGTCCAAGGGAGGCACGGCTCATAATGGGTCGTGCCTCTTCCCTTAAAAGGAGATGCCATGAAAAATTTAGAAATTGATATTGAGACCTATAGCAGCATCGACCTTTCCAAGTGCGGAGTTTATAAGTATGCCGAGGCTGATGATTTTGAAATCCTGCTGTTCGGCTACAGCGTGGACGGTGGTGAGGTGATGGTAATTGACCTTGCTGCCGGAGAACGAATTCCGCAGGATGTTCTCGATGCCATTACGGATGATACCGTTACAAAATGGGCGTTCAACGCAGCCTTTGAAAGAGTCTGTCTGTCCCGTTATCTGTCTGATCTGGGTATCAGTCTTGACCCCTTCCACGATAATCATCCTCTATCCCAGGAGTGCGCCCGCTACCTTAATCCGGAATCGTGGAAATGCTCTATGATATGGTCTGCCTATCTTGGTTTACCGTTGTCTCTGGAAGGGGTCGGTTCGGTGCTTGGGTTGGAAAAGCAAAAGCTGTCCGAAGGCAAAGACCTCATCCGTTATTTCTGCGTTCCCTGTAAGCCTACGAAAGCAAACGGCGGTCGCAGCCGTAATCTGTATCTTCACGATGCTGATAAGTGGGAACGCTTCAAAGCATATAACAAACGAGATGTTGAGGCGGAAATGCAGATACAGGCAAAATTAGTGAAATACCCAATGCCGGACTTTGTGTGGGAGGAATACCACATTGACCAGGAAATCAATGACCGTGGTATTGCCCTTGATATGACTCTTGTGGAACAGGCCATTGCGATGGATGAGCGTTCCAAAGAGGCTCTGACCGAAAAAATGAAGCAACTGACAGAATTGGAAAACCCAAATTCTGTGGTGCAGATGAAACAGTGGCTGCTCGACAACGGTTTGGAAATGGAGAGCCTTGGTAAAAAAGAAGTTGCCGAGGTTTTGAAAACAGCGCCGGAGCATTTGAAGGAAGTGCTGTCCATCCGTCAGCAGCTTGCCAAATCCTCGGTAAAGAAATACCAGGCGATGCAAAAGGCAGCCTGCGCCGACAGCCGTGCAAGAGGAATGTTCCAATTTTATGGTGCGAACCGTAGTGGGCGCTGGGCTGGGCGCATTATCCAGTTACAGAACCTTTATCGTAATTCGCTGCCGGATCTGGACACGGCTCGTGACCTTGTCCGAAACGGAGAATTTGAAGTGGTGGAAATGCTCTATGATTCTGTGCCGGAAGTGTTATCCGAACTGATTCGTACTGCCTTTGTGCCGAAACCCGGATGCAAGTTCATCGTCAGCGACTTTTCCGCCGTGGAGGCAAGGGTTCTGTCTCATTTGGCAAAAGAGACCTGGCGCACAGAGGTCTTTGCCGAAGGCGAGGATATTTATTGTGCTTCTGCATCGCAGATGTTTCATGTCCCCGTAGAAAAACACGGTGTAAACAGCCATTTGCGTCAAAAAGGCAAAATCGCAGAACTCGCCCTTGGTTACGGCGGCTCCGTTGGAGCCTTGAAAGCTATGGGTGCCTTGGATATGGGATTGGCTGAAGAGGAACTGCAGCCACTGGTGGATGCGTGGCGTCAGTCCAATCCCAACATCGTGAAGTTTTGGTGGGATGTTGACCGTTGTGTTAAAAAGACCGTAAAGGAGCGTGTGCCTACGGAAACCAACGGCATTCAGTTCCGTTATCAAAGCGGGATGCTGTTTATTCTGCTCCCGTCCGGCAGACAGCTTTCGTATGTAAAGCCTCGCATCGGAGAAAACAAATTCGGTGGTGAGTCGGTAACCTATGAGGGCATCGGTGGTACAAAGAAGTGGGAACGCATCGAAAGCTACGGTCCCAAATTCGTGGAAAACATTGTCCAGGCGTACAGCCGTGACCTACTGGCAAATTCCATGAAGACCCTGCGCCATTGCGCTATTGTAGCCCATATCCACGATGAAGTTATCGTTGAAGCTGATATGCGTATGTCGGAAGAAGTCCTCAGTGAACAGATGGGGCGTGTTCCGGCTTGGGCGGATGGTCTGCTTTTGAGGGCAGACGGCTATGAAACACTTTTTTATAAAAAAGATTAGAAAAATCCTCAAGTTTTGTTGCCTCCTGTGGCTAATAAGTAGGGAGTATTCTCCCTGCCCGCCACGGGAGGCTTTTTTCCTGTGAATTTATCGCCTGTTCGGCAAGGAGGATTTATAGATGACAGATTTTAAGGAGGGGTGCTTGTGGATGTGCTGCGAATCGACCATGACCACGGATATTTAGAACTCAACATCGAGGCCTTCTTTCCCTGCACACAGAAGAAAGCAAGAATTCTGTTTCCGCTGATTCGGAAATGGTGCAGCGAAGAGACCAAGGTTGCTCTGCTCCATGAACTGACAGAGTTGGCAGACGGCTACGAGGCACTTTGCAAAATGTACGCAAACGCAGCGGCCGACCATCCGCCGCATTCCAGGGAGTGTCGGACTCTTACATCCGAGTTCAAGAGAACGAACACGCTTTACAGGCGGATGCAGAAAAATATCACAATGCTTAAGGAGGTAACCCCATGAAAGTAAAGATTGCGGTATGTAACCGTAGAACAGACAAGAAATATAAGAACCAGGAGATGGATTGGCAGTATATCTCCGACCGTAACAAGAACCCTGTGCGTACATCCGAAACTGCCGAAGAGTATCCGAAGCTCCCAAAGGAGCAGCGCAGCAATCTGAAAGACATCGGTGGCTTAGTCGGTGGTTGGCTGAAAGGCGGTATCCGTAAGAACGGCAATGTGCTGTTTCGCACGGTAGGTCTTTTGGATGCCGACCATGTTCCTGCAGGATTTGATTTCTGCGGTGCGGTTCGTGAGGTCTTCGGTGACCTTACCTATTTTATTTATTCCACCCACAGCCATACACCGGACAATCCCAGATACCGACTGGTCATTCTGCTTTCTCGTGAGGTCAGCGAAGATGAGTACCCGGCAATGCTTCGTATGGTGGCAAAGCAAATCGGCATGGATTACTTCGACGATTCCACCTATCAGTCGAACCGCATGATGTATTGGGCATCCTGTCCTTCCAACGGCGAGTTCGTATTTGATGATAATGTCGGTCAGTCCCTCGATGTAGATAAGTACCTGGATATGTATGAAGATTGGCGCGATATTTCGCAGTGGCCTACGTCCAGCCGTCAGTCCGAGGTCATCAAAAAGGAAACCAAGGCACAGAAGAACCCTTTGGAAAAGGAAGGCACTGTTGGCGTGTTCTGCCGTGCTTATCCGACCATCCAGGAAGTTATCGATGAGTTCCTTTCTGATGTATACGCTCCGACCGCCACAGATTCCCGCTACGATTATCTGGAGGCAGACTCCGTTGCGGGCGTGGTCATCTACGATAATGTGTTTGCTTACAGCCACCACACTTCAGACCCGGCTTGCGGAATGTTGCTGAACGGCTTTGACCTTATTAGGGTTCACCGTTTCGGTGATCTGGAAGAGAAAAAATCCTTCAACGCTATGTGCGAGTTTGCCATGTCCCTGGATAAGGTCAAAATGCAGATTGCTGCCGAGCGTAAGGAAAAGGCCGACCGAGATTTTGAAAGCACCGAAAATTGGGAGTCCCTGCTCAAATATCAGCCTCGCAGTAATGTGCTTGAAAATTCCGTGTGGAACGAGATGCTCATTCTGAACAATGACCCCGATTACGCTAACTTCGCCTATAACGAGATGGCAAACCGTATTCAGGTGACGGGACCGTTGCCTTGGGACAGACCGAAGGACAACAAGTTCTGGCGTGATGCAGATACGGCGCAGCTTAAGGCTCTGATTGATGTACGCTATGTTCCGTTCTCAAGCCGTAACCACGAGGTCAGCTTTACCAAGGTGGCTGATGACCGCCGTTTCCATCCCGTCCGTGATTACCTTGACAGCCTTCCTGCGTGGGACGGCAAAAAGCGTATCGATGATATCCTCATCAAATACCTTTCTGCCGATGATACCGACTATGTCAGAACGGTTACGAGAAAAACCTTTGTGGCAGCAGTCGCCCGTATCTACAAACCCGGCACAAAATTCGACAGCGTCCTGGTGCTTGACGGTATCCAGGGTATCGGCAAGAGTACCTTGTTCAAAGACCTGGTCGGTGATGAGTATTATTCCGAAACCCTGTCCCTTACCGATATGAATGACAAGTCCGGCGCAGAAAAACTGCAGGGCTTCTGGATTATGGAGATTGCCGAGTTGGCAGGCATGAAGAAAGCCGACATCGAGAAGGTCAAAGCGTTTCTGTCCACCTCCGATGACAAATACCGTCCAAGCTACGGAAAAACCGTGGAAAGCCATCCCCGTCAGTGCATTATCATCGCATCGGTCAATGGCGAGCGTGGATATCTCCGTGATATTACGGGCAACCGCCGTTTTTGGGTTGTGAAGCTGAATCAGAGAGAACAGAAAAAGACCTGGCACTTCACCAAGGAAGACCGCGACCAAATCTGGGCAGAGGCAAAGCACTATTACCAGAAGGGCGAAAAGCTGTACCTTGAAGGCGATATGATTTCTGCCGCCGAGGAAGTACAGCGTGATGCGATGGAAGTTGATGAGCGCCAGGGCATGGTTGAAGAATACCTCGACACCCTTCTGCCTGAAAATTGGGAATCGATGGACACCTATGCCAGAAGGAATTACCTGTCTGAAAAGGATGCGCCTACAAGCGTTAAAGGTACGGTGCGTAGAACCACGGCAAGCAATGCGGAAATTTGGTGCGAATGTTTCGGGCGCAGCCTTTCTGATTTGAAGCCTGCGGACTCTTATGCGATAGCTGCCCTTATGACACAGATTGACGGTTGGCAACGCACGACTAAGGTTCGCAAGCGTTCTCCTTATGGTAAGCAACGCCTTTATGAGAGAACCTGTTGCCAGTCTGAAAACGCTGATAAATAAAGGACTTTTGAGGATGGAGCAACGATGGTAACAACTATTTCCTTTATATTCAAAATCAATAAAAACACTATAAAAGCAACCCCTAAACACCCGCGTAGGAATTATAGGAATACTTGTTACCACTCGTTGCTTGTTTCCAAAAGTCAGAAAGGATGGTGTGCAAATGAAAGGTCAATATGATGAGAAGTACCTGCGAAAATGTCATAAGCGGCTCCGTGAACTTGGCGCACCTCTTGAAAATTGGAGCTGCATTGAAGTTGAAGATGGTGAGACCGCTGACTTCATCTGTGAATTATGCGGATGCGACCGTGTCAGATTCATTCATGTGATGGCACACGCAGAGTATGATGGTGTGCTTCAAGTGGGTTGTATCTGCGCCGGATATATGGAAGGTGACCTGATCGCTGCAAGGGAGCGTGATGATGCTGCCAGAAGAAAAAGCGGTCGCAGGGCGAATTTCCGTAAAAAAGTATGGACTGAAAAATCCGAAAATGAATGGACAGTCAAATATAAGCGCCGTTTCATATCCATTGAGCGTGAAGAATTCCGTGGCAGAGATTTTTATAAAATCCGAATCGACACCGACCAGTATCAATGGTGGAAGAACCGACGCATTGAAACTTTGGAGGAAGCCAAACAGGTGGTCTTTGAACTGATAGATTGGGAGGAAACACAATGAGAGAAGTTCTAATAGAAAGAAAATTGATTACAGCAGCAAAAAAGCGTGGCGGCATCTGTCCTAAGTGGGTCTGTCCCGGTTGCGATGGTATGCCAGACCGTATCGTGCTGTTGCCGAATATGAAAATCGGCTTTGTGGAGGTAAAGGCGCCGGGCGAACAGCCAAGACCACTCCAATTGGCAAGGCACCGTACACTGCAAAAATTAGGGTTCAAGGTTTTCATACTGGATGACCCACAGCAGATTGGAGGGATTTTGGATGAAATACAATCCGCATGATTATCAAAGCTATGCCGCCGGATACATTGAAAGCAACCCTATTTCTGCAATTCTGCTTTCGATGGGTCTTGGCAAAACGAGTATCACGCTGACGGCTATCAATAATCTGCTTTTTGACAGTTTCGATGTCCATAAGGTTCTTATCATCGGTCCCTTGCGTGTAGCAAGAACCACATGGCCGGATGAAATAAGAAAATGGGACCATCTGTCCGACCTGCAGTATTCCGTGGCAGTTGGTTCGCCAAGTGAGCGTAAGGCTGCCCTTGCAAAACAGGCGGATATTTACATCATCAACCGAGAAAATGTGCAGTGGCTTGTAGAGGACGGCGGATTTCCTTTTGATTACGATATGGTTGTTGTGGACGAACTGTCATCTTTCAAAAATCATCAATCAAAACGCTTCAAGGCACTGATGAAAGTCAGACCCCGTGTTAAACGCATCGTTGGATTGACAGGCACCCCTTCCAGTAACGGTCTGATGGATTTATTTGCAGAGTTCAAGCTACTGGATATGGGTGAGCGTCTTGGAAGGTTCATCGGTCAGTACCGTAATGCTTACTTCACACCGGATAAGCGTAACGGACAGATTATCTTTTCCTATAAGCCTCTGCCGGGTGCTGAAGATGCCATTTACGATAAAATCTCCGACATCACCATTTCCATGAAATCCACAGACCATTTGAAAATGCCCGAACTGGTCAACAGCCAATACACGGTTCATTTATCCGAAGAGGAACGTCAGCGTTACGAAGAATTGAAGCGAGATCTGGTGTTGTCCCTCCCCGATGGTGAGGTCACGGCGGCTAACGCAGCATCCCTTACCGGGAAATTGTCGCAGATGGCCAACGGTGCAGTTTATTCCGATGATGAGAGCATCGTAAAAATCCATGACCAAAAGCTGGATGCCCTGGAGGATATCATCGAGGCGGCAAACGGCAAGCCTCTGCTTGTAGCATATTGGTTCCGGCATGACCTGGAACGCATTACTGAAAGACTGAATGACCGACATATTCCATTTGCGAGGTTGGATACTGACAGCAGCATCCGCAGATGGAACAATGGTGATTATCCCGTGGCACTGATACATCCAGCCTCTGCCGGACACGGCTTGAACCTTCAAAACGGCGGTTCGACAATCGTGTGGTTCGGGTTGACCTGGTCGTTGGAATTATATCAACAGACCAACGCCCGTCTATGGAGACAGGGGCAATCTTCCGAAACTGTGGTGATTCAGCATATTATAGCTGAAAACACCATTGATGAACGCATCTTAAAAGCCTTATCCGAAAAAGACAGCACACAGCAGTCTTTGATAGATGCGGTAAAAGCCAATCTATGAAAATCTATCGACAAAAATCGACAATCTGAGCCAATCCGAGGGAAAGAAAAAATTCGGAGGTGCAGATTATGCCTAAAGCGTACAGAAACCCTACTGAGGATGCCGCCATCGGCAATATCATGCGTGAGGAACGCAAAAAGAAAAAGAGCCGTGACAGACAGCGTGAAAACCGCCGTCTGAAAAATAACAAAATACAGCGTGAGGTTCAGCATGATAAGTCCGTATGAAAACCTCGCCAATGCAATCGCAGAACTTGCAGCCAAGGATTACAGAAAGGCTTTGAAGGATTTGAAACGCAGTCCCCGTAACGATGCTGCACTTCAAATGAAAGCCGAATGTGAGCGTTTCTTCCGTTCCGGATGGTACGAGGCTCTTACTTCCGTGGATGGAGAGAAATTGATGGCTATGTTGCAGAGGGAGGTGCTTTCAGAATGACGGCAAAAGAATATTTACAGCAAGCGTATCACTTAGACCAAAAAATAGTCAGCAAACAGCGTCAGATTGAGGCACTCCGTGAAATTGCCACAAACTGTTCGCCCAATATGACGGGAATGCCGAGAAATCCAAGTCCGAGCCGTTCTCCTATGGCAGATGCTATAGGAAAAATGATTGATATCGAACATGAACTGGAACAGGAGTTGGCGGCACTGCTTCAGCTAAAGGTAGATGCCCTTATGGTTATTCGCAAGGTTGAAAATGACGAATATAAGCTGTTGTTGGAAAAACGCTACCTTTGTTATGAAAGCTGGGATGATATCGCCCTGGATTTGAACTGTTCTGTCAGTTGGACGTTGAAGTTGCATCGTAAGGCTTTGAGAGCTGTGGATGTAATTTTAGCAGAAAATTATAAAGAGGATAGTAAAGTCCACTAAAATCCACTATAAGGCACACCCCTAATAGTGGTATGATATAATCAGCGAAAAGCAGAATGATGAAAGCCTTGAGGGAGCAATCCTTCAGGGCTTTTCTTATGCCCAAGGGAGGTGAAACGAGTGCCAAGAAGACCAAAGCGTCCCTGTTCTTTCCCCGGCTGTCCCAACCTAACGGACGGGAGGTTCTGTGAGAAACATGAAAAGCAGGAAAACAAACGCTACGAAACCTATGACCGTGACCCCGCTGTGCGTAAGCGTTACGGCAGAGCGTGGAAAAGGATAAGGGATTCCTATGCGGCTGCCCACCCGCTGTGTGAGAAATGTCAAGCCGAAGGAAAACTTACACCAACGGAAGAGATACATCACAAGCTGCCGTTGTCACAGGGTGGAACTCATGCAAGAGAGAATCTGATTGCTCTCTGCAAGCCGTGTCATGCAAAGATACACGCAGAAAGCGGCGACCGTTGGCATAATCACTGACCCTGCCCAGGGCGGTCAAAATCTCCGGGACCTTTATCCCGTGCAACGGGCGTGGGGTTTCGTGTGAAAAAATTGCGAAATCAAAAGGGTAATAAGGCCCGCAGACAGGAAGGCGGTGAGAAATGTGCCAACAAAATCGAATAACACAGGCGGCCGTGGTGGAAAACGTCCGGGTGCAGGTCGTAAGCCGAAGTCAAATTTAGAGAAGGCTCAGAACGGCAACCCCGGCGGTCGCAAACTTACGATGTTGGATATCCCCGATGTGGAGGGTATCCAGATGCCGAAACCAAATGAACTGCTCAGTGCAAAGCAGCGTGACGGTACGGAACTGAGAGCAAAGCAGATTTATGAGGATACATGGAACTGGCTCAATTCCATCGGCTGTGCGGGT